CAGAGACAGTCTCAAGTACATTGATGCCGTAGTAGGTAAACTAATGAAGAAGAAGATCTCACCTGCAGAGCACACCATAGCTCTACTTGGTGAAACACGTAGCTTGCCTAACGGCAATCCATACATGGTAACTAACGCCTCACTCAGTGAGTTTGTTGGCTTGGCTGACGGTGATAATGAAACACTGCAGAACTTCTTAGACTACATTGATTCTAGTAACGAGTACGTTATTGGTAAGTGGGAAGAGAATAATGTGGAAACACTATCCCCATCTGACCAGGATATAGTTGCCAACATAGTCGATGTGGAGGACTTTGACCAGTGAACCACCCTGCTGAACTAGCATTGCATCAGTATCTTAGAAACGCTATTGATGGTAAGTCTGAGATGTCTCAGGATATCATTGATAAAATTAAGGAAGATATTGGTGCTGCTCTTGACAAGCAGTTTAATACTGCAGAGGGTAAACAAGAGTTTAAACTTAGGATGTCCAACGTTGGGCGTCCGAAGTGTCAGCTATGGTTCGAGAAGAATGATCCC